GCCCCGATCTGCTCAGGGGTGCAATTCGCAGCCATCATGGCTTTCACAGTTTCTGTTAAATTCTTAATGCTCATGTTTGTGCCAACCTTATATTTTAGTTGCACGGTGAGCAGACCCCTGCTAGATGTGGGGTCAGTCAACGCGCAGCCACATTGCGACGTTGTGTCAACGCGCCCACCTCCCGGCGACGTTGTATTAGGGCGCGGCGGTTATTCCCTTTCCAGCCGCGCCCTTTTTTTAATCTACCCTCAACTCCCCTCTTTGCAACGCCAGTATGTAAGGCTTGGCGCGCTCCCTTGCCCGCTCGATGCCGTGCAAGACGCTGGTGTGATCGTAGTTGTACGATGCCCGACCGATCTGCGGCAGGCTCATGTGAGGACACATCACGCGAGCGATGGCCCAGCACAGATGCCGCTTCTCAACCAAGACCCGCGTCCGCCGGGGGGCGAACAAAAGCCTCGGCGTCAGGTCGAACTCGCGGCAGACCAGCTTCACAACTTGTTGATAGGTGAGCCGGTCAACGCCGGGGCGCCCATCCCTGACAAGGCAGTGATTTTCTATCTTATACTTTTGGCTAGTGCTGTGGATAACAGCAGGTTTCTTCATTAATACCATAGGCATAGCCTGTGGTTTATTTTCATCCGGCATCTTCTGGGGCAGGGATTTCCCGACCTCTATCCGCCTCCGCACCGCTTTGTAGTGGGCTTGCAGATTTTCCATCGTGTCGAACATTGCTCTCCCTTTCTTCATACACACTTAGACCCACAGACAGGAGCGTTCTGATCGCGTCCATTTCTGTGTCGAACCGATACGCAAATCGGAAACCCCTGATCTTCTCTTGAAGATCCTCACTCAGCAAGATTTGTTTTCTGACCATCACGGTGTCTCCTTCTGTGCATCTTATACACAATCGCCCTTGACAGCGCAAGTTGCATTATATAAATATAGTCCTGTCGCCGCTAGAGGCGAGGGAAAGGGAACAAGATGGATCAGGATTTCTCACAGGAGAGCCGTGCGAGCGCATGGTGGGCCACAGACAGCCGTCGAGCGGTCTCAGGGCATCTCATTGACGTCTTGCTGGAGAAGAAGGGCGAGAAGGAGCGCGCTGACCTTAGCGAGATCGAGGTCGTCCAGATGGGCCTCAAGATGCAGCCAGCCATCGCTAGGCTGTTCGAGGAGGAGACCGGCATTGGCGCTCAGGAGCTTGAGATCGCCGGTACGCACAAGACCGAACCTTGGCTCAGGGCGCATTTCGACTTCGCGACGAACGACGGCGGGCTGCTTGAGGTCAAAAACTTCAATGCCGCTCTCATCACAAAGTATAGCGAGCCTGACGAGCCTATGAAGCTCCCAGAAGCTGATTACGTCCAGTGCCTGCACGAAGCCTGCGTGTACGGTGTTGATCACGTTTATTTTGCCGTCCTCTTTGGGGGACAGCGGTTCCGGTGGTGGAAGCTGGAGTTCACCGCAGAGCAGAAGGACGAGTTCGTCCAGCGCGCTGCCGCTTGGTGGGCTATGTGCGTGAACAAGACGATGCCTGAACCAGAGACTCCAGATCAGGCCCGTGCTGTCTGGCGCTACGATGACGGTATGCACATTATTGCCAACGCGCATGTCGAGACAGCTTGCGCCCAACTGAAGAAGATCAAGGAGCAGATCAAGCTCTTGGAAAGCCATGAAGAGGCTTACACCACTGCCATCCAAAACTTTATGGCTAACAAGGCAATCTTGGAGACGATGGCTGGCGATACGCTTGCCACATGGAAGACAGCAAAGGGAACCCGGCGCTTCGACCCTGACCTTCTCAAGAAGGCTATGCCGAACATCTACGAGCAGTTCTTTGTCGAGAAACCCGGCTCACGCCGCTTTTTAGTGAAGTGAGGTTGTTATGGATGTCGGGGAAAGACAGCGGCTTGCCCGCCAACTTCTTAGCGTCGTGGATGGGTACTCGGCTGACGAGGGGTGCTTTCTTTTCGTTTTGGCTATCGACGCCATCGTAACGTCTGTGACGCCTGATGACAGGGCTTATCGGCAGAGCATGGACATGATTATCGAATACATGAAGGCCACCAAAAAGGCTGGCCGCACAACGCCATCGGAGACAAAACAATGAGCAACGCCACTGACTTAGTTGGCACTGCCGACATAAAATATGTCGAAGTCCGCTACCACCTCGCAGCCGCCGTTGAAAGCGCTCTGCTTTGCTATTGGCTGACGGGCGACATTAGCTACCATCACGAAGGCATGATGGCTTCTCTGACGCGAGCAGCAAAGCACCTTGGCTTTGAGCTTGTGCCTGCCACTCAATCACAGTCGGAGGCAAAATAATGAGCAATATCGTTCCGTGGTCTGAACAAGAGCGCATGGCTGAGGCCATTGCCAAGTGTGGCTTCTTTGGCCTGAAGGACAAGACGCAAGTCTTAGCTTTGATGGCCGTGGCGCAGGCTGAGGGACGCCACCCGGCGTCTGTCGCCAAGGACTATCACATCATCCAGAACCGGCCTGCCCTCAAGGCAGACGCTATGCTGGCCCGTTTTCAAAAGGCTGGCGGCAAGGTACAGTGGACACAATACACCGACGAGATTGTGACCGGCGTATTCTCGCACCCGCAAGGAGGCACTCTTGAAGTTACTTGGACCCTCTCTCAAGCCAAAGCTATCGGCTTGGCGACAAAAGATAATTGGCGCTTGTATCCTCGCGCTATGCTACGCGCTCGCGTCATTAGCGAAGGCATTCGATCTGTGTATCCGGGCGTTATCGTGGGTGAATACACACCTGAAGAAATTACCGACTTCAAAGAAGTAAGGGCGGAGATCGCCCTCGACATTCCTCCCGTCCCTCAGATTGAACTTTCTGACGAGATGGAGGATTCCGGCATCCCCATCCACATCCCAGATGGCGATAGCGTTCGCGTCTACCGCTGGTGTGCCGACAGTGACGATTGGCTGTCCAAATACGAGCAGATGATTAACCAGATCGAGCAGGCGAAGAAGCTCTCTGATTCTGAGCGCGCTGAGAAATCGTCTGCTTTTCGCATTGTAAACCAAGAAACCTACAACACAATCAAGGGTGAAGCATGAGCAACTATCAGAATCGTCCCGGCTCCGGTGTCCTTTTCATCAACAAGAAGACCACAGAGAAGCAGCCCGATTACAAGGGCAAGTTTGTCTGTGATCGTGACTATAAGCAGGGCGAGGAATTCAAGATCAGCGCTTGGAAGAAAGACACGCCGCAGAACCACCTGATTGCCATCAGCGTTGACAACTACAAGGCTGGCGACACGAAGGCTTGGCCCAAGGCTGATCACGATGACAACGAGGTTCCATTCTGATGATCGACATCAACAAAAAATACCGCACGCGCGATGGTCGCGAAGTTCGTATTTACGCAACGGATGGTGGCGGTCCGTGTCCCGTCCACGGGGCAATTAAGAACGACGATGTTTGGCAGTGCACTAATTGGCTTTCCAATGGGTTGAATTATGGAAACTCTAAGCAATTTGCCGACATCATCGAAGTGAAGCCGCGCATCCAACGGACCATGTGGGTAAATGTGTATCCAAACCCAATTTCTACAGGTGCTGCCCACCTCAGCAAAAAGATTGCGGATCAAAACGCTATGTCCGACCGGCTCGCCTGCGTCAAGGTTGAGATCGACTGCGAGGAGGGCGAAGGATTATGAAAGAAGAGCAGGACGACTTGACGCTGGTCTACATGTACGGCTTCAAAAATGGGGAGCGGGGCATGAAGGTTGATATCGAACAGCTTAATAAATTGTTGGACACAATCGGCAAGATCAACGCCACCTTGACTGCGACAGTGATTGAAAAAAATGACGAGATTGAGCGGCTGCGGGCAGTGCTGCGCCGCATCTCGCACGCGCCGCACGGGAAGGTGTACTGCGCGGACGGTCACGAGGAGGCGGTGCTGATCGCTCGCGTTGCGCTTGAAGGGGAGAAGGAATAATGAGCATTGGCGTCAATATGATTGACATGATCTTTGTTACGCTTGTTGCCGGGACTGGGTTTATCTTTGGTGTTTTAGCTATGATGGATCAAAAGGGACACAATGGGAAAGATGCAGAGAACCAAAGGCGCGACCTATGAGCGAGAAATCGTTCACGCGCTTGTAGACCGTGGCTGGGACGCAGCCAGAAACTTGATGCAGACCCGTGAAGGTGGAGCTGACATCATCCTCCAAGACTTCATTCTGGAGTGTAAACGTCGCGCAAAGTTATCTCTCTACGATTGGCTAGATCAGGCAACCTTGGCGGCTAAAGGGCGCAAGCGCCCAGTGGTCGTTGCCAGAGGCGACAGGCGTGAGAGCGTTGTGATCCTGCGTTTGGATGACTTTCTGGACCTGATTGGGGAACGCGATGTGGAGAATTCGAAGGTGCATTTCCCGCCTATGGTGGAAACTGACAAGGCCGCAGCCTCTGGAGCAGATCAGAAAGCTTCAGAAGCAAAAGAAGATAGCTAGGGAGGCCCACAAAGCCTCCAAGCACATAGACAAGAGGATCAGGGCAATCACAACGATGCGCCTCCGAGACTCTGCCGCAAGGATAGGGGACTGACATGGATCACAAAAGAATCCTAGACGATGCCATCAGCACCGTTGATAGCCGGGGTCAGGATTACGGCAACGTAGACGAAATGTTTGAGCGGACTTGTCTGCTCTACAACCTGATGACAGGCGAAAGCATGACGCCTTGGCTGGCTAACATGTTTATGGCTTGCCTGAAGATGTCGAGGGTCAGGGTCAATCGAGCCAAGGCAGACAATTATATCGACTGCATTAACTACCTGTCGTTCGCGGCGCAGTTTGCCCAAGCGACAACAGACCGGGTGGTTGTTTCTATACCCCTGCCGTCAACCGCTGAAGAGTGGATTGACCATAAGATCAGGCGAGCAGCCAAGATGGCTGTTGTCGCTAAGAAAGAGGAGCCTCAGCCATGATCCTTCTTACCGTTTCTATTGTGCTGATAGTGGTGGGTGGACTCATCTTTATCATCTCCAAAGTGGATGGAAATCAATGAAAGTTTTTATCGCAACGCCCATGTACGGCGGCATGTGCACGGGCATGTACGCGCAATCCATGCTTCAGCTTCAGCCTGCGCTCCAGTCCAACAACATCGGTGCAATGGTAAGCAGCATGTACAACGAAAGTCTTATTACCCGCGCTCGCAATTCGCTGGTGAATGGCTTTCTGAAAACAGACTGCACCCATCTCCTGTTCATTGATGCCGACATTCGGTTTGCAGCGGATGACGTTGTGGCTTTGCTGAAAGCCGACAAGGATGTGATCTGCGGCATATACCCCAAAAAGGAGATCAACTGGCAGATGGTCGAGAAGGCCGTCATGGATGACGTTGATGTTAACAGCCTGAAACGGTACACGGGGTCGTTCGTCATCAACCTTGTGGACTATGCGTCTACCGTAACGGTGCCTATGCACGAGCCGCTGGAGATATGGAACGGCGGCACGGGCATGATGGCAATCAAGCGGGAGGTCTTTGAAAAGCTCAAAGAGAGCGTCCCGTCTTACAGCAATGACGTTGTTGACCTGTCTGGGAACACGCCTGTCGGTGAAAAGATTTACGAGTTCTTCGCCACCAGCATTGAACCTGAAACCAACCGCCTGCTGTCAGAAGACTACCATTTCTGTCGCATCTGGAGGCTTCAGGGGGGCAAGATTTACGCAGCCCCTTGGATGAATTTGGGCCACGTTGGGACGTATGTCTTTGAGGGCGAGCTTATCAGGACAGAAGAGTCAAAGCCCGCTTCCGAACTCGCTCAATCCGAGAAGCCCAGCCCCGGCCAAAAGTCTTAAAGCCGGATAGGGTCTTCAACCATTCCAGCCTGTCATTGCAAAAGGCATTGATAAGCTCTGCGGGATCATCAGAGTGGATGGCGTCTAAGGTCTTTTGACCAATGATGCCATCCGCAGTCACCGCGCAGACGCGCTGGATGAAGCGAGCAGCCTGAGCTGGTCCACTGTTCACAGCCATGTCAAAGACGCAGTAATCGACGCCAGAGGGCAGCCCGTCGCCTTTGATTCTTGCCCAGTAGCGGGACTGGTAGAACGGCTTCACCATGCCCATTGTGAGAGCTTTCATGCTGCTCTCAGCTACCGAATGGCCTATGTACTCCTCCCAAGCGGCCTGCGTGACGCCCATGTTCGTCGCGCCACCCTTGTCGCGGGGGTCGTTCACAAACCCACCTTCTTCTTTCATCAGCCACTGAAAAGCGGCTTCCCAGTTCTTGTTCATTTGGAAGCTACGCCCTTGATCTTTTCATAGGTTCTCATGCCGCCCAGACCCAGCATCGCGAAGACTAGCTGCCAAAGCGTCTCGTCCAGCTTGGGAGGGGTCGCCAAGGGGATGTGGAGGGTTAGGGCTAACCACATAATGAAAGGAGCAGCAACATACTGATAAGCAAGAGCAAACCCACAGACCCACCCAATGAAAGGACGCCAGCCAGAAACAAACACAGAAGGGTTAGCAGCCTCAACAGCGTTAACATCTGTTTGTCCCTTGTCCCACAACTGAAGGGCCGTCCTCAGGTCAGACTCAGCCTTAGCGCGAGCTTCAGGATCAGGCACAAACTTGTTCAGAACCTGTAGGCCCGCCGCGATGGCATCATCTATCCCAAAGCTCATTTGTCAGCTTTCCCGTCTAGCTTGTCAAAGATGCGCTCGAACATGATTTCGATGCGCTTCATCGTTTCTCCGTATTCGCTCTTCTGGACGTAATTTGAAGGCAAATCGACTTCAATTTCATGAAGGTCACGCCGAAGCTCAGACACAGCCTCCCAGAGCTGGCGACCAAACCAACCCAACCCAGCCATAAAAGCACTGAGACCTATGTTTATGAAATTCTGCATATCCATTTAGCGGCATCCCCAACGTCTCCTTGCCGCCTTGCCGCGCTCACCCTTCCAGCTACGGGAGCGAGCGCAGAATGACTTATGGCGAGGGCTGTTTTTGTCCTTGGTAGGAGCCTTGAGCTTGCTACCGGTTGCGCGGTTGTATTTGGCGCGTCCCTTCGCCGTTAAACCACTGCCGCGCTTGACCGGGAGCTTTTCCCCCCGGCCAACCGATAGCGATGGTTTCTTGTCAGTCATCAGAGACCTTCACCCGGCGTGAAATAGCACTCGGATGCCGCTTCTCCGATAAAAGCGATGTACATGCTGGTGTTCGGGCTGAATTGATAAGGTATCGTAAACACCCTAATCGTGCCGGGAACAGAGACCAGCGAGTATTGCGGGGTCGCATTTGCCGGGGCAGAAACCGTCACGTTAGACAGGTTGCTCACCACAAAATACACAGGCTGACCACCTGCGCCTGTTGGCTGATGGTTAGCCACGCAAAGCTGGTTGCATGGGCTGTCAGACGTAACGGTAATGGTCTGGCTGGAGGTTGTGACGTTTGCCTTGTACGTCTTCCCCTGAGCCTGAAAAGCGATGTTATTGCCCATCAGACGCAACCCTTCTCCGGCTTTCCAGTCGGGCTGTTCTTGAAGTCGTCGGGGCGGTCAGAATGATTCCACACAGCCTGATATCCTCCAATAGGATACTTGCCGGGGGTAAAGGTTCCGCCGCCATACCCATAGCCGTCACGCGGCTTCTGAGGGCGAACAGGAATGGAATGAGCGCCCAAGCCGGGGTACTCAGGGTCATTAGCTACGTTCTTGTACGTCTTGCGGTCTTTCACGGCGGCGCTCCTTAAACAAGCTCGGCACAAACACGATTATAGCAAAACCGCCCGCGATTTGCAGGCGCTCGGCAGTCGGCGCGTACATCGCCCAACATGTTACGCCGAATGTCATCCAGAGGGAACTTAGGGTCAAGAGCCTTTCGGTTATGACGCCCAAGCCCATACGCACGATAGCAAGCACAGTAGCATCCACGATGACCTCCTAAGACACGGGAGAGGTTCACTCGTCTTCCCCAGTGAAGAAGCCCGACCCGTAACCGTCATCATTAACCTTCTGCTTTATTTTTTCAAGGTTTATTGCCCTATCAATGATCTTAAGTTTTATATCAATGTCAGTGATAGTGCCGTTCTCGGCCTCCTTGAGAAGCTGAGAGATCGTCTTTTCGAGGTCTGCGTTGATGCCTTTGTCTTTTTTAGCCATCTATTCCTCCTCTGGCTGGAAAGCTCTAACCGGAGCGCCACCAGTTGGGACGACATAGCCGGGCTTGACCGGCGGGGGAGCGCCGGGGGTCATCTTCCGCTGGATGTTGCGCTGAGCGGCCTTCCAAACTGGGTCGAGAGGGTTCAAATATCGCACAAGCCGTCCGCTGCGAGTGAGTAAGTTCGACACTGGGTCGCGAACATATTCCGCTCCCTGCGTCGCCGACCTCATACGCAAGGCATTCCCGTATCGCGACCACTTAGCCAGCGGATGCGTCAACTCATAACCGCTGGCCTGCACTGCCCTTCCAAGGGTCTGCGGACTGATGTTGCCAGAGTTCAAGCTCCTGTCGCCGCTTTTTAGCAAATCTTTCAACGTGAGTGTTGCACGATATTTTGTGTTTGTTTTCTGCAACAGCGCTTTTTTTGCAGGATTTGTCATTTCAATTGCGTCGTCAATTTGCTTTAGGACTTTTCCGGCTTGGAACCGGATCATCCCATCAGGGTGGTTGGCCGCACGATCAGCGATGTAGCTGCGAAGGCGTTGCAAATCTTTGCCTTCAATTTTTGCGATGACAGGTTTAGCCAGCGCCACACTAGAAATAGGAGCGACAGCAGCCCCCGCAGGCGTGGCTCCAGCAGGAGGAATTTCTTTGGCCTGAAAAATACGCAACACGACCTCATCATTGATAAGCTTCCCGTTCCAGTTAAGGCGCATAAAATCATCGGTTGCCTTAGCCATCGGGAGGTATCCCGTGACCTTTTGGTAGATTTTCTTCCAAATGTCAGCGATGCCCTTGAAGAATTTCTCAGCCACCGTTACCGGCTCTTTGGCCGTGGTCAGCCAACGAGACACTTGTTCGGCATACCATTCGCTAAACCCAAGGTAATAGCTTTTGTCTTTAGCAGATGTAGGGACCATTGCGGCGTGGTCAGGGCTATACTTGGACGCACTCACCGGGCGTAGTTGCTCAACCGTTTTGCCCGCGCCTTCAATTTTGGAAGCAGCCCAAGCGTCGTTAATCGCCTGCTTAACTGCGGTAGGAGCCTGCCCAAACAGTTGAAATTCAACCATATGACCAAACTCATGCAGGGCAGTCGCCAAAGCATCAGCGGGGTTTTTCAAACTACTTTCATTCAAAAAGATATGCCCGTAAGGGTGCGCCCAGCCATATGACCCTTTGCCATTGCCGACGTAAACGCCGGGGCGAACGCGCAGGCCCAATTGCTCTGTCAGATCGGTAATGACGGCATTAACGTCTTTAGCCCAAGCGGGGGCATCCGCAGCCGTAATCGGGCGCACGTTTGTGTGGTCGCCAGCCTTGTATAATTTAAGAAGATCATCGGTCAAAGGAGCGGCATCAATGCGCTCACCGGGACCAAATTTCCTCATAACGATTTCACCACCAGAACCAGCAGGAGCGCTCGTTCCGCGCTTTAGGGCCGTCTGCTGGCCTCTAATGATGCTTGTGATTTGCTGGCTTATAGCCAACGCTTCAGCGTCTTCGCGAGCTTTGTTCCAGCGGCTAAAGATGTTTCGAGCAATGCTCTGAACGCCAGCATCACCAGCCGCGCCAATAGCAGCCTCGTCCTGCATGATGGCTCTTGCGGCTTTGGCTACGTCTTCTCCGATTTGAAATTCACCGGAATAGATTTTGTCGTAGTCCTTACCAAGAGCTTTCAACCGGCCATCGATGAACTCAGCGTCAACACTCTTGGTGGACGCCCCCGTTACCGCAGAAACCTCTTCGTTTATTTTTTCTTGTTGCTTCAAAGAAACAGGTTCGCCAGTCGGCTTCTTGCCGCTGATCTGCCCAGCCCTGACAGACAAGCCTTCCGCTTCAGCTTCAGCCGCGACCTTAGCCCCACGGATGCTCGGACGGCCAATCAATGCGTCAGCGGCTTTTTGCCCAAGCCTCCCAATTGAGGTGGGAGATGCAAAGGGTCCAAGAACCTGTCCAGCCGTTCGAAACAATTTTTTGTTTTCTTCAGGCTCCCCAAAAGCCCAATTTGTCCCTTTCCCAATTTCTTCAGTCGTTGGGGCAGGAAAGAAGCCAAGCTCACGCCCGCCGGGGCGGTCTTCAACGGGGATTTTAGGCATCAACCCGGTAAGCGTGAACGGGTCATAATGACGAGCCGCAAGAGCTAGGTCGCCAACCTGTCCAAAAAACCCTTCAGCAGCGCCACGCGCACCTGTGCGGAGGGCAGCGCCGACATTCGACATCTGCTCGCCATAGGGCATGGTCGATTGGACGGCATCCTCTGTGTACCCGGCAAAGCCGCCCATCGGGTCATAGGATGGCGTTTGCCGACCGCTAGAGGCTTTAGGAATTAGATCGCTAAAATCTAAATCCTTTTTGCCGCCAGACGGCTGATTTGGAATGAGGTCGTCAAAAGATAGATCAGCCATTTACAACCCCGAAACATCTTCGCCTGCGCCTTGAAGACGCTTGATAACAGCTTCTCTAGGAGCGCCGGCCGCGATGGCTTCACGCGCCCTTTTCTTGGTTTCGCTCTCTTGAGCAGCAGGAGGCGCAGGCGCGGGAGCCGCTCTTGAGGGGGGAGCGGCCCCTCCGCCAGACTTGATAACTTTATCAATGCTCTTTTCAAAGCCATTGAGCCGGTCAGAGGTTTCAATAAGCTGTTTTGTCTTGTCATTGACAAGCGAAGGCCCGCCGTCGCGAAGAATGCGAGTAATATCTTGAACGCTAAACGGAATTGCTTCGTAAGCCTTATTTCGAGCTTCGTTAGCAAGCGTAATCTGTTTGGGGTCAGCGCCTGCCGCAATAAGGTCTTTAACCGCAACGTCAAATTCCTGACGAACCATTGCCATGTACAGGAACGTGTTGATTTTCTTGTCGCCCGCAGTTGGGGCCATTTTGGAAAATTCTTTAATTGCAGCTTCAGTGATGCCGCCGGGGCGGCCAGAAGCGGCAATAGCGGCAATAGATCGGTTAAGGCCAGCCGTGACCTGTTGAACTGCTCGGTCTTCAGCGGCAGTATTCTTTGCGGCAAAATAACTGATTGTTGCTTCAGTCACTGTTGCAGAAGGGTTAGTTAACACGGCATTAGCCGCAGGGGGTGCCGCCTTGAGAGGCAGAGAAGCAAAGTTCTCAACTTCGATAGCCGCTTGATAGGAGGCGTTCGCAACCGCTTGGTTGTAACGAAACTGTACAGCGCCGCCCTGCCCAGATGGGGACGCGCTCTTCCCAGTCCCTTTGGTCATCGCTCCGAGGGTCTTAACGAGGCTGTCGTACTGCGATTTTGCAGCGGTATAGGCTTTCATATTGGCCGCTTCACCGGCCACGATGCCCTTTTCCTTGACCTCGTTAGCTTGAACGGTCGCACCCAAGGCATTGAGTTCGCTGACCAGTTTGGACTGGGCAACGCCAAGGTTGCTCTTCGCAGTCTCTTTAGCGCGAGCGTAGGACTTCATAATTTCATCGTTATGAGATTTGACGGCTGACATGTGCTTGTCGAACTCGCCCTTTTCGCGCTCAAGCAAGTCCTTCCGGCCTTCGCGGTAGCCCTTCAGGATGCCGCCCATCGCGTTCATAGCACCGACAGCAGAGCCATAAGATTTACCGCCACCGAAAGCACCGATAGCGCCGATAAGGCCAAACAGGCCAATAAGAGTCGCCTTGTTCTCTTCAGAAGGATGGAAGTCCGGTGTCTGTTGGAACTGCGGCTCGTATTTGTCCGCAAGGCTCTTTGCCGAAGCGGCTTCAAGCTGTGCTGTTTTTGCACCAGCCCCTGCTTCAGCCTTTTTGTACGCAGCAATGTCTTGTCCATAACCCTTGTAAGCCTGTTCCGTTTCCTCGCCAGTGCGCGTCTTGGGAGGCACCGGCAATTTGAAAGCAGACCCATCCCCCAGAGAGGTGCGGAGAAGAGATGAAATAATGTTGTCAGAACCGCTGGTTTCGGTTTCATCAGCCATGATTAGCCCCTAGCCCCGCCGAACAAAGCGGCCAATTGAGTGTAGAAACCATTTGCAGCCTGACTAGCTTGGTTGCCAAGCGACAGGCGGGTGTTCAGCGCTTGAAGCTCTGTGCTGAGCGCGTTGGCCATTTGGGTATTGCCAGCCGCCAGAATCTGCAAGCCTTGGGTAAGCTGGTTGTTCAGCGCGTTCTGGCGAAGCTGTTCGGCAATCTGGGTCGCCTGCATAGCGCCAACTGAACCAGACCGGGCCGCAGACTGCGCCAACTGGGCGCGGGCAACGTCAAACTGCTGCTGATTGGCTTGCGTCAACGCCCCTTGGGTTGCCAGTCCATATTGCTGACCGCCCTGCGTCATAAACGGCTGAGCAGCTTGGCGATATTGGTTAGCCATATTCTGCATCTGGGCCTGAACATCAGCCGCCTGTTTCTTGGCGTTGCTCATGTTCATGAGGCCCATAGCGCCAGCGCCAATGCCAAGCGCCAGTTTCAAGCTATTGGTTGGGTCCGACAACCACTTGGTCAGGCCACCCGTAAAGCTCTGGCTCTGAGCCATATTGGCAATAGCAGCCTGAGCCTGCTCAAGGGTCATCGTGCCGTTGTTAACCAAAGATTGAACTTGGTTAAGGCGAGACATGTCTGACGTTGATAGTTTTGTAACGTCAATTCCGGCAGATGCTATGGCTGAAGAAACGGACCCCGGCTGACCAGCAGGAGCAGGAACGCCAGCCCCAGCGGCAGTCTGTTGGCCTCCAGCGGCGGGCTGCTCGCCACGGGCTTGAGCTTCGATTCTGGCTCTCTCTTGAGCGGCAATACGCTGGCCTTCGTCAGCTTGGCTTTGCTGCTGCTCAAGGGTTTGCACGCCCTGTTCTGTGGTCGCGGTATCGACGCCTTGAGGCGATGTGTAGTACCCGCGTTGCGCTGAAATATCCGCAGCCGTCAACTGCGGAGCGCGCAGGTCTGCTTTTACCGCATCGCTTGCGACATTAGGGATAAGCAGGTTCCGCCCATCGACCACGCCGCCTGCATATTGCCCCGGCAGCGAGCCAACCCAACTGTCACCGCCCGTATACGGTTGAAAATCACCCGTGTATTGAGCCGCTTGGAAAGGCTGCTGGAACCCCATCTCAGGCGATGATTGGAACGTATAATCTTGAGTCGGAGCCTGCATGATGGGCTGGCTGATGACATCAGGCGTGTAGGACGGCGCTTGGAAGTCAAAAGACTGGGACGAGATAGGTGTCGAGTCAAAGAAAAACGAATCTTCAAACTCAGGCAGGCCCGTCTCAGGGTTGATCGACCCACGGCCACCTTCACGCTTCAGCTTTGCAGCCTCGCGAGGGGTGATGTGAGCCAGAATGGTGTCGCGGCCACGCCCTTTCGAGCGCACAATCTGCGCGAGGGACGAAGTGTCTGATCCGAGAGCTTCTGCAAGGTTCCTTTTACGCATTTTGCTCTCCGATATTCCTTAGCGATTCTTTGTTCCAAACATTTGATTTGGGCTTGTCGGTGTCGGAGGAGCCAAAGACCGTGCCTCCCGGCGAGTAGCCTGATGGCGCCGACGCAAGGTTCCCTCCCATTGTAGCACCTGTTTGAGGAGCCGCCGATTGGGTCGAGGCACCACCGGAATATTGAGGTGCTTTTTGAGAAGGTTTAAGCGCCATCTGCAAGCCGGTCGATAGGGTGTTGCTCAACAAGGCTGTGCCTGTGTTGCCGAGACCCAATCCCTGACCCAGACCAGCCCCCAAGCCTCCCGCAGCACCGGAAATAAGACCGCCTTGAAGAGCTTGCCCAAACTTCGCCCCGCCTGCCAACCCGCCAGCAAGGCCACCCGCAAAAGCGCCCGCGCCCTTTGACAAGCCAGCGCCAAGAGCCGTGCTGCCAAAAGCCTCTGCGCCTTTAGGAATTTGAGGGCCAAGCGCGCCGACCGCCCCTTGAGCGCCAAGAGCCTCACCAATGCCTTCCGACACGCCAGCGCCAATACCGCCCGAAACAGCGCCCTGTAAAGCGCCTTTAAGCGGCTTCCCGCCTTGGACAGCCGAAGAAAGAGCGCCTGTGCCAGCGCCAATAATGGCCCCACCCACAACGTCTGCCACAAGAGTGCTTGCCGTAATGCCTAGCGCGCCGAACGCCGCAGCGCCGACCGTAGCGGCAGTTACGCCAATTTCAGTCAGGGCAAAGACAGCTACGAGCGCGACAGCAGGCATCAGATGTCCAGTTCAAAGCGGTAGGCAGGGACCATTTTATTGCCCTGCATAGTTTGAGACTGAGTTACCCGAACAGGCAAGCCAGTTTGTTCTGCAATCTTAACAAAAGCGGGCGAGGTCGCATAGCTGTAGGCTTTTTTGAAGCCCATCTGGCGCAACGAGTTAATCCCCACCTGATAGCGCTTAACCAGTTGGTCTACCGGCTCAGTCGTAAACGTATGGAATTCTACAGACCCGTCCTGCTGGGGCTTGAGCATAAAGACGGTGTTGCCGATCTGGAGAAGCTGCACCATTTTGCGCTGCACCATGTACCCCAAGGTCTGCATAAACCTTTTCATGTCGGTGCCGGGGGCTTCTTTGCGAGCCGATTGCTCAATGATGTCAGCCGAGGTCATCGGCTTGGCTTCAGCCGCTGGCTTAGCTCCAGCCTTTGGGGCTTTCATTTTGCCCATCTGAACTTTTTCAGGCTTACCGATCATCTGTTCCATGTCACAGCCCCAACGCAGATATGATTTGTGTATGGATAGAGTAATGCTGGGCGACCCATTCGTAAAATTCATCTTCTTTACGAAAGTCTGCGTCTAACATATTGAAAGGATTGGACAAATCTAATTGCGCTGCAAAAAACTGGTGTTCGACTTGGTGCATAAGCAGCCAATCGTCGAAATTGTCGGTGTCAACGTCTGTCAGCGGGTAAGACGGACACTGAACGCCCCTCTCCCCTAGTTGCTGCCGAAAGAGGCGGTGCTGTTGAGCGTTCTCGAACATAAAGTCCTTGAGGCTCTCCGAGTCGCCAAATTCCACAATAGAGAGGCGTTCAAGGTCCATTTTAAGGTTTTTCTATCACGGAAGTGGGTCTGGCTCCGGCGCGGGCGCGGGAATGTTCCACGGCAGGGGCGGCATGACGGGCAGGTTAGGGTCCTTCTGGGCGGCGATGGCTGCGTCACAGTAGGCCTGAGCCTTGGCGATGCCGTCCGAGCCGAGCGCGGTAGCAACCCAGCCGTTGACCTGATCGAGCGTAAGCTGGTCGTAGGGCGTGAAGGGCGTCCCGGCGACGTATGTTGTGTCAACAGCGCCGTAGGCGGCGGAGTTGTACGTGCCATCCGTGGCTGACAGCACCCAAGCAATTTGGAAGACGACGTTCTGTTCGCCTTCCGCTTCTGGGTACGCCGTCATGGAGTTCACGGCCCACTGGTACGTGATCATGGCGCTGGCTCCTCAGTCGTCGGCACCGGCAGCGCGGCGTTGTAGGCGTCACAAGCGGCCTGAATGCCCTCGTTGACGGTGGCGGTCTTGTACTGGGACATGTAGCTCTCAGCGGCGCGGTTCATCACGAAGTTGACGTACTGCGTGGCGTCCAGCGGCCCTTCC